ACAATGGGTGGTACGAATAGCACCTAAGAGTGATTTATTTCAATTTTTTAATGAAATATCACGTTTTTTTACTGCGGATCATTCGCAATTGCGCGAAGCAACAAAATATTCACATTTCGAAAATTTTTTAGGTGCACGAACTAATCCCACTGAAGAAGGTTTAGGACTTTATTTTGCTCAGAGTGTTGATATACCAGGTGAATCTTTAGAGATGAGTCCTATCTCAATGGATGGAGATAATTGTTTTTTGCAGTCTAGTGTAATCAAAAACCGCGCTTCCGGAGGCAAACGTGAAATTTCAATATCTTTATTGGAGACAAATATAGATATCGTGGACGGTCTTATTAAACCTTGGATTATTGCATGTGGCTATAGAGGGAACGCAATGATCCCGGGTAAGCCATCGTTAAAAGCGGATATACAGGTAGTACAATATACTAAAGGTAGTGATAAACCTGTTCGAAAGATACACAATTTTATAGATTGTACGCCATTCAATGCAGACGGTTCAAACTTGCAATATGATGATGAGAAGATAGTTGCAAAGAATACCACATGGATTTATAATTATTATCATTATAAATTAGTATAATGATAAAATCTAATTTCTATACTACATTATTTTTACCAGTTTCTCAGAAATTTGTAAAAATTAAAGAAATTAATAATTTTTATTATTTAGATATTTTAAAATTTTTGCAAAACAACAGTTATAATGACTTGTTATCATTTTTTGATCAATGCATTAATGATCTTACAGATATATCACCTTCTGATTTATCAAATTTAGATAAATTTTGTATTTTATTAGAAATGAGATCTACTTCTATAGGAAATGTAATAGAATTTTTCGCAGAAAATACACATATAAAATATAATCTTTTTGATATTTGTAAGAATATACAAAATTTAAAAATTGATTATAATGAAATTAATATAGGAAATTTAAAATTCAAGATTGGAATTCCTAATAATTTTCTATTAGATAGTAATGATGACATATTTTTTAAATGCATTTTAAAAATTAATGACTTAGATTTAAATTATCTAACTGATCATGAAAAAATCTCATTATATGAGAGCATTCCAGCTAGCATTTACAATGATATCAAAGAATATATTTTAAAATATATATCATATATAGAAGATAAAAATATTTTTAATATTGATATATTGGAATCATTTAAAAATTTTAAACTCAATCCTTTTAATAATTCATTATTTGAATTTATAAAAACAATATATAATGATAATTTAAAAAATTTTTATGAATTGCAATTTAATTTAATTACAAAACTCAATATATCATATGATCATTTTATGTCTATGACATTTAATGAAGCTAGAATGTATGTTGCATTGCAAAACAATGAAATTAAAAAGCAAGAAGAAGCACAAAAGAAAACCAATAGCAATTTTTCATTATAGCCATACATATTTTTCATGGGATTGAATGATATTCTAAGCAAATTAAATGAAATTAACTTTGAAGATACTGTAAATGTTTTTATACCCTCGTTGCAACGGACAGTCTCATTCAAACCATTGTCACTACAACAACAGAAAGAAATTTTAAAATCAGGTATTTCATCTGAAATTTTTAATTTATTGGAATTTAATGTAATTTTCAATGCAATTATTGATCAAAATAGCTTAGAAAAAAATAATTATAGATTATTAGATAAACCTGTTATAGCTTTTGCGCTTAGAAATAAATTCACTTCGCAATTACTAGAGTCAGAAGATAAACAAATTGATACAAAAATTTTTATTGATAAAAAATTAAATGTCGAAGCTTCTGCATTTGAAGATTTTTTTATTGAAGAAGGACTACTTAAGATAACAGCGCAAGCTCCTAACATAGCTATAGATCAGATTGTATCAAAAATGCAATTAGGAAAGATCAAAAAAGCTTCGAATATTGATTTAACTAATATTATTGGTGAAATGTATGTGTTCGAAGTATTAAAATATATAAAAACAATTCAAATTGGGGAGCTCCAACAAGATATGTCTTTACTGACAATTGAAGATAGATTAAAATTAATAGAACAATTACCAGCTTCTATCATTACAAAATTAAATGCATTAATTGCTGAAAAATTTAAAAATCCCGAAGAAGAATATCTCACCGCTGAAGGAGTAAAACTTACTTTAGATGCTAGGTTGTTTGTTTAAAGATCATGCCATTAAATAATTACAATGGCAAAAGAAGACCTCACACAACGTCTTTTAAATGAATTAAAGCAACTAACATCAACGAATACATCCTTAAAGAATGTAATCACTGAATATGCCAGAACAACAGCCAGTACCATGGCTAACACTGCAGCTGCTATACAAACCACAAACCAAACTGGGTCGGCTATAGCAGAGCTTTCTAAAACTTTTAATGATATTAAAGAAGCTTTAAAAGTAATCGGCGGTAATTTAATACCAAGAGATGAAAAAACGAATATAGCATCATTAACTGGTCCGGAAAAAGGTCGATATGCATCTATAGCAAAAATTTTTAATTCTGTAATGAAAGTTAGTGCTATTTCAAAAATAATTCAGACAAAAAATAAAGAAAATGTCGTTCAAAAAATAGAGAGTGAAAAAGAAGAAAAAAACAATGATATATCATTAACTGGTCCAGAAAAAGGTCGATATGCATCTATAGCAAAAATTTTTAATTCTGTAATGAAAGTTAGTGCTATTTCAAAAATATTAGCTGCATCTGAAAAAAATAAATTAAAGGCAGAAAAAGAAACAAAAGAAAAAGATTTATTTAAACCAGACAATTTGACATATAATTCAAAAGAAAAAGAAAATAAAAAAAAGAAAGACGAAGAAAAGTCTGACTCTGGATTTCTCAATTTATTAGAAACAATACCTATTATAGGATCTTTAATCAGAGCAATACGCGGATTTTACAATGTTGTGAAGGGATTGGGAGTAATGTTATTTGCTGCATCACCTATTCTATCTTTACTATCACATTTTTTTACAGATAAAATTGCGCCGTGGCAAGGTACTATAGACTTATTAGCAAAAATAAAATTAATGGGGGGCAAAACCACAATGGATATTGTGAATTTAATGAAAGAAAAGGTAATTACTATAGTTCAATGGCCATTTAAATTTTTAACTGAAAAAATGTCCGCAATATTTGGTAATTTAAAAATACCCTTTACACAAGCATCTGATGATATATTAGCAAAAATAAAATTAATGGGAGGCAAAATCACAATGGATATTGTGAATTTAATGAAAGAAAAGGCAATTACTATAGTTCAATGGCCATTTAAATTTTTAACTGAAAAAATGCCCACAATATTTGGTAATTTAAAAATACCCTTTACACAAGCATCTGATGATATAGCTAAAGTAGCTACTGCGGGAGTCGAAGCTCTAGCAAAAGGCGGCAAGGAAGGTATTTTATCTAAACTATTAGGATTCGGTGGAAAGAGTTTAAAATTTTTAGCTAAGCGATTGCCTATACTAGGTGGAATTTTAGGAGCATATTTTGCTTATGATCGTTTTTTAAAAGGAGATTATTTTGGGTCTTTAATAGAAATTGCCTCCGCAATTGCTTCTTGTTTCCCCGGAGTCGGTACTGCAATATCTATTGGATTGGGTGTGTGGCAAGCTTGGAGAGACATAACAAGAACTCCTGAAGAAGAGGCACAATTTGAAGTTAATAAAACTTTGCCCGGCAAAATATGGGAAGGTATAAAAGATACATTTAATGGAATGTATGATTGGGTAGCAAATATGCTAACTGGCGCATGGACCTGGTTGAAAGATTTATGGTCATCATTTAAGAATTTTTTTAGTAGCAAGAAAAAAATTGAAATGCCTAATATAAATGACCAGGCTAAAAAGCTGTCTGAAGAACAAAATAAACAAGAAAAATTAAAATATCAAGAAGAATTAAAATTTACAGAAAAACAAAAATTATTAGTAGATAAAGCTAAAATAGCATCAAAATATCCCAAGATAGCAAAAGGAAATGATGGTATAATGATGACACCTGCTGTCACCAAAGAAATTGCAAAATTAACACCAACGGATTTTAATAATTTACCTGAAGTTAAAAAACCTACAACAACAGTAGAAACACCAAAACCTATTGTTATTCAGCCTAATATAACGCCATCCGCGGAAGATATAAAATTAATGAATGTTCAAAATCTAATATTAGCTGAACAAACAGAATTATTACAAGTAATTGCAAAAAAAACCGGATCATCACAAACTAATAATGTTCAAATGCCTTTAGATAATGACATAAGATTAAAATTAAATGTTTCAGATTCGAGGAGAAATTTTTTAAATAGTACTGTAGCTGCAACCAATTTAATGGGGGGTATAAAATAGTATGGCATTCGAAGCAAAACCACTTACTATAGGAGTGCCCATCGAAGCACAAAAAATGCGTGAAAATTTAGGCAGCAGAGAACCACAACAAACTCCATCTATTCAAATAGCAGAGCCCAAATCCGCAACATTAACCCCCATTGAAAGAAAAACAATTTCTGAAGAATTCAATATTTTAAAAGATTATATTTGGACTTTATCTGAGAATAAAAATTCAATAATAGAAAATGTACCAAATTTAATTGCTACTGAATATAACATAAGTACATCACCTCTAGTTCAAAATTTAAAAGCATCGTTTACTATAGGTATAGATGCTTTAAAGAAAACAGGCAATATCGCAGGCAATGCAATTGCAGCTACAGTTCAAACATTGGGGGGATCATTCAATGATATAATATCACCAGAATGGGCAAAAACATTTTCAGAAGGTGCAGATAATGCAGCAGAAGAAATTTCATCTTCTGGTATAGAACAAAAGGCCAAAACCCTCATCGAAAAATTTCAATCTAATACGGGGTTAAATGAAAGCGGCATGTCTTGGCATAATGAAAAATTGAAGAAATTATATGATCATTTATATACTGTATCACCAACAAGAAATAAATTTATTTTTCCATATTTAGATGATGAATTTTTATCTTTATCAAATCAATTTTCTGATTCCAATGAATATCTTCAATTTTCTATGGGTCTGTTTAATTTAGATACAAGTAACGCAGGTAAGAATTTACAAAAATTGTCACAACTGCCGGCGTTATTATCCCCCGGCGCATATATTCAGATGCCTCAATTTTATGATTTTAATAGCGTAGGTCAACCTGCAGTAACCATTTCATTTCCACTTTATAATATTGTAAATAGTTTTGAAACGGAAAAAAACACAAAGTTTATTAAATTATTCGGTTTGAACAATATGCCGCACCGCAAAGATTTGATTGCTGTGGATCCTTCGCGCGTATACGATATTTTGATTCCTGGTAAAGTTAATTTGCCTTTTTGTTATGTTTCAGATTTCAAAGCAACTCATGTTGGTACAAAAAGTTTGCATGCTGGGGTCATTTACCCCGAAGCTTATAATATAACAATTACATTTACATCGCTACTTAAATATGATGTGAATATGTATGAAAAAGCTATGTTAATGGAAGGAAAATACATACCCCCGCCCAGTAATTCGACCGGCTATAGAGGAAAGTCAGAAGAAGAATTACAAAAAGAACAATTTAGAAAAAATGCTTTAGAGAAAGCAAGACAACAAGAAGAATTTGCAAAAAAACAAGAAGCAGCAGCAGCGGCAAAACAAGAAGCTAAACAAACAGCAGAAAAAATGGCTGCACCTGGTGCTAGATATGATATAATAGGTGCAACTATGACCAGAAAATAATATGGAGCAAATAAACTTATCACATCCAAAAGAATATTACGAAAACATTTTCAATATGTATAGAGATACAAATGAAAATGATGATTCATATTATTTTTATAATATAGGAAAAAAAGTTACTTTGCCCGAAAATATAGATGATAGTGTATTTGATTATTATAATGTGCCTGATTTATTGCCACTTACCACAATAAGTCACAATGTGTATGGAACAATACACCTATGGTGGTTGTTATTGCTGTGTAATAATATTCAAAATTCTTTAAAATTGTTAACACCAGGATCAGTAATCAAGGTCATTAAAAAAGAATATATATCTTCTGTTTTGGCTTCATTAAAAAATAGAGAATAAACATGCCAATATCTAATTACATAAGCAGCAATCATGAACAATTTAAATACCAATATAATGGTAGTGATTATTTTGTTTGTGCTTCATTAGTGGCATTAGATGATTCAGGCAACGCAACAATGTTAAAAGGAAATGCATTCCGTTACATTGAAATAGTAGATAACATACATCATCCATTTCATACAGCAGAAATGATAGTAAAAAACGATGCATCATTTTTTGACAAAGAATATACATATCTAGGTAATGGTAGAGATATGTTAATATTAACAATATTACCAGCTTCAAATGAAGATGCTATATTGCCTTTAACTAATGATGATTTTGTTTTAAAATTTGAATTTATTATCACTGATTGCGTAGATATAAATTATGAAAATTCAATTTGCAAGAGATTAAAATTAGTTGAAGCAAAAGAATATAAATTAACAGAATCTTTTTTTAATGGAGGTGGGGCTGGTTCGTATCTTTCAGAAAATACGTTTAATACAAAGCCAACAGGTCGTTGGATAAAAGATATATTATCTGAAGTATGTACAGAGATGGATCAGGGTATATTTTTAACGGACTCATCAGGAAAGGAATTTTTAGAACAAGACGGTTGTATAAACATAGATATAACACCAGCCGGTCCTGTACCATATATTGCCGTTTTAAATTATGCAATGCAATTTCATGTACACAATGATAGCCCATGCATTCTCAGATATGATAGAATACAAAAAAAATTTATTTTGATATCATATAAAACTTTGTTTACTAATAATGAATTATTTTGTAAAGGCGAATTAAGATTTGGCAGACAACCAAATGCAGCAGAAGGTGCATACAAAGAAACACAATCTAATATAGATTATAATCATTTATCTAAGATATATTCGGATATTATTTTATTTGGGTTAGGTGGATCAGACTCAAATATTCAAGAATCGTATGTTGAATCACCAGATGCATCTTTAATATTAAAATTTTTCACAAAAGAAGCTATTTCGTCATATTCAAGAGCACATGGCGCATTTTTATATAATACCCAAGCATTAGCACCAGATGAAATCATAGAAAAATATAATAAATGCTTTGTCGAACCATTTAAACCGTTGTTTTCATCATATAATTTACAACAAAATTTTATTATGCCGCAAAGTACCGGGCATATGTCAAATGTTTGGAAAACAGTGACATCGTCTTTGCCTCCCGAAATGAATGAAAGACAATTTGAGATTAAAAAATTATCAAATTTATTAAATTTGAACTATACATACATTTATAAAACAAGGGGATCAACCGCAAGAAAGTCTGCTACCTTCGTAGATGTGTTAAAATTTGATAAAAATATTGATGCAGATAGAAATTTTGATCTTAATAACTTAGGCAGACACCTCATTACATCGGTCAAACACATTTTCGTAGAAAACGCTTATATTAACAAAATAGAAACTATAAAACCATATAAATTATTAGATACAAACACTAGTGTAAAAGCTGATAATATACAAAATCTTTTGAAAGGATAATGATTTATGATAGTTAATACTGGATTTCCTGAATTCATAGAATCTATTGCAATAGGTGATAATTCTGATTTTATAAGGGATAACACAGATCTCTGTAATTTATTGGAAGATTTTCCAATAGAAATAAATTTAGCTTATCTTTGGAAAAAAATATCTACAGATCCTGATACACTAGGAGCTTCTAGGGACTTCATGAAAAATTTTTTATTGGATGCTCCTTCTCTTACTACAGAACATTTAATTTTTTACAGAAAAAAAATTGATCAGTTGCCTTTTGATGTAAAAGATACTCTTAAGAGAGAAGTAGAAGATACATTTAAAAAATCAGATAATCTTTCAGAACGATTGAAGCAGTATGATCCAAAACGCAATTTTAATCGCAATTTGCCCATAGATAAAGATAAAGATTTCTTAGAAAAAATTGCCGATTTAATGAGACAATGTGAATCTGCTTGCAATTATTTTAAAAATTTATCACAACGTGTGGGATCCATTTATGATTACAGTGCTGTAAACACAATACATAATTCTGCCCCGCAAGATACAGATTTAAATTCTCCCCCACCCACAGGTCTTTCTCTAGAAAAAATAAACAAAATGCCGAGTGCTTTAGTGGATGCAACCACTGAAGCCTATACTAGCATGAAAGCTTTTTTTGACAAAGCAAGATCCAGTATGCACAATTTTGTATCCAATTATGGATTAGAAGCATTAGGAAAAAAAGCGGTTGGTGCTGATGCGAAGGGTGCTGTATATATAGGTGCTTCAAGTCCATCTATTTTTCAAAGTACAATGGAGGCTTATTCTAAGGGCGTATCTAATAACAGAATGATGTTAGGCGATTGTTTTCGTGTGGTAGACTATATGTCTAGGTACAATCCATTCAATCCAGACATGAATATTGCTAAGCTAATAGACAAAGATATTTCTATTAAAACTTTAGAAGCAGTAAATGGTGAATATGTCGAAAAGTTTGTAAAAATTAAGGCTAATGGCATGACTTCCAGATATTATGGGGGCAGATCTTATGGTCTAACAGATGGACCGCCAACTACAGTGAAGCTGCACGATGAAATTAAGAAGAAAAAAACCAGTAAAACACATGCACAAACACAAGAAGAAGTTAGAGAAGCCTTAGAAAAATACCTCGAGGGATCGCCACTGATCACAAATTTTGAAAATCTATCTCCAGAAACGAGAGCTCAGATGGCACAATATGGATTGGTGACAGGTTCTAAAGAAGAATGGACTAGTTTCTTTATGAGAATGGGAAATGTTGAATCTGGATTCAACGGAAATAACGTATCAGATATTAATGGCTATAGTCCAGGACAAAATGGTTATAACGGTAATCCTACATCATATGGAGTATTCCAGATAGGCTTAGCTGCTGGCAGCGGTTATAAATTAAATGGCGGGAAAAATTTTACTCCCGAACAGCTCTCTGACACAAATATTAATACACAAGCTGCAATTAAAATATGGGAAACAAATCTATATAAATCAAATTTTGGATTTATTAAGTCTTCTAATGGTGCTGGTGCCGGTTATTTTGGTAAAGCTAGTATGAATAAAATAAAAAATGATTATAATAATAATGTTTATTATTAATCATTAGTTAATTCGGGCGTATTTTCAATTACTGTAGCATTAATTAATTGTTTCATTAATTCTTCTCTGGTCGACCGTAGTTTCAATCCCACTACTGCATCTAATTCTTTTTGTCTGCTCTTATTATCCATTTCTTTGATCTTAATAGCAGTACTTGTTTTCTTATCTGTAATAAGAATTCGATTTAAACTTTCTACAGCTGATGAAGTAGCTTTGATTAATTCAGCTAATGCAGTTACTTCTTCAGCATTGGGAGCTGCTTCGACATAGTCTCTAACTAAGGTTACTGATTCTGATGCTTGTTTAACAAGATTGCCTGTGTGTTTTAAAATGAATTCTTCGAGATTTTCTTTTGTTAGGGTATCTTCTACTTGATCTATTTCTTTCGTCGCTTTAGGAATAGATTTTAGTTGATTTATGAGGGTATCTACACAGTCTATTGATTCATCATCTGACATAAAAATTATTTATTGATAATTTATCAAGCATCACCTATAATTATAATATGATTAAATTCTTGAAAACACATACAGACGCTGTTCTACCAAAGAAAAACAATCCAGATAGCTTTACAGGTGATAGTGGTTATGATATGTCAGCAGTAGTAGATACGGTTATTCCAGCTAGGGGATCAGCAGTAGTGCCTGTGGGCCTGACATTGGCAGATTTAGCTCCTGGTTATTGGGTTCGAATTGAAAGTAGATCAGGATTGGCATTTAAACATAATATTACTTCTTTCAACGGTATCATTGATAATTCATATAGAGGTGATTTGGGTGTAAAATTATTCAATAACTCGGATAAGGATTATACAGTTACCAAAGGTGATCGTGTTGCTCAGTTAGTTGTATATCCATTAGTAAGTTTAGAAGCAGATTGGTCTGATTCAGTTACAGAAACAAGTCGTGGTGCCAATGGTTTTGGTTCTTCGGGAAAGTAATTATTATGAATTTTGATAATATTTGGGTTGAAAAGTATAGACCTAAGTCTTTAGATGATATTGTTCTTCCTGTTGATACCAGGAAGATCATTGAATCATATAAAGCAAAGAAAGAAATTTCAAATTTATTGTTAATTTCATCACCAGGTCAAGGTAAAACAACCTTGGCTAAGATGATTGTCAATAATATTTTAGAATGTGATTATCTATATGTGAATGCATCGGATGAAAATGGTATTGATACGATTAGAACTAAAGTAATTTCATTTGCTCAAACGCGTTCTTTGACTGGAGATATCAAAGTTATTATCTTAGATGAAGCAGATGGTATTTCAGCTGAAGGGCAAAGGGCATTGCGCAATGTAATGGAAGAATATGCTGTTAATACACGCTTTATTCTCACCGCAAATTATAAACATAAAATTATTCCCGCAGTACAATCACGCTGTGTTAGTTTGAATTTCAATCACAATATTCAAGACGTTATCAAACATTGCTTTGGTATTTTAAAGAAAGAGAATATTGTAGTACCTGAAGATCAAAAACCATTATTTGTAGAGCTTGTTAAACACAATTTTCCTGATTTTAGAAAGATTATTAATGAATTGCAGAAGAATTCGACATCAGGTACATTGTGTATTGTTAGTCAAGCAACACAAAATGAATTTGTAAAAGATATTTTTGATAGATTAAAAGAGAATCCATTTGAATGTAGAAAGTTTTATATTCAAAATGAAAGTACTTTTCAATCAGATTATCATAATCTTATGAAAAATATGGTTCAGTATGTTTATTCTTGGCAGAATGAACCAAAGAAATCAGAGACAATTTTAGTGATTACCGAATATATGTATAGACATGCATTCGTGGTAGATCAAGAAATTAATTTCTTCGCTTTAATTTTACAAATTGCAAAATTATAATTCTTGAAAACTCTTAAGATACCTAGCAGTAGTTGGTTGCTGTGAAGGTATCTTAACATTTTGTGCGGGCAACTTGTGTTCGATAGGGGTTGTTTTTCCATCTCCTCTATCGGCTTTAAATGATTCTGTTTCTTTTACAGAATATTCAATGGGTTTGATTTGTGTTCCGTTGGGCCTAACCAAAGAAGCATCAAAAGCTGGATAATTAATTCCATCTGTTTGCATTTGTTCAACACAACATGCGGGAATTTTTGTATAATGGGTATAGCGACCACCACCATTATCTAAAGCAATATCTAAAGTAACATCACCCGTCATTGTATCAGGATTTCCTGGAAACCTTGGAGTGTTGTTATCGACAATACCGACAACACGAAGATGAAGTTTCGTGGATTCCATTTCATCAAGTAATTGTTTGATATTAGAGCCCAGCATTTTATAAGCTTCATTTGTTTTAAAATTTTTAGCGAATTTAACATAATCACCAACTAAAAATCCACCGCGTGAATAGCGGCTTAACGCGGCTTCAAAAATAGCATGAAACTTCTTCTTCATGCTATTATTTACTTAATTGTTAAATATTTTTATGGCGTCAATTAAAATAAGTGGATTACCTGAACCGCGTGTTCAAAACAAGGCATTTACTTATTCTGATTTGCATTTAGATTTGCAAAAAAAATATTTGATTAAAAACAATTTTCAGCAATATCCAGAAATTAATGATTTAATTTTAGATTATGATCTGAATGCAATTAAAAATTCTATTAGGAATATTTTTAATACGGCGCCCGGCGAAAAGGTTTTGAATCCTAATTTTGGTTTGGATTTAAAACAATTTTTATTTGAACCACTAAGTGAATTGAGGGCTATGGATATTGCAGGCTTGATAAGGTCAAAATTAAATTTATTTGAACCCCGTATTTTATTGAATGATGTTAATGTATATCCAATGTACGATACATCAGAATACAACATAGAAATTTCATTTTCATTACCCGAATTAAATACGCCAGCAATCACAATGTCTGGTGCATTAAATAGTATTGGTTATACAAACTACTAATTATGTCAATATCAAATTTTACAGAATTTAATTTACCGAGAAATGCATATGCTGCATTTGATGCGGTTAGTATGAAACAATTAATCGTAAATCGATTAAAAACTTCTGAAAAATTTCAGGATATTGATTTTGAAGGCAGTAATATTTCAGCACTAGTAGATGTTGTAGCTTATATGTATCACGTTCTGATGTTTTACCTAAATCAAACATCATCTGAAACTAGTTTTTCGCAAGTAGAATTATTTGAAAATATCAATAAAATTGTTTCTTTGATTGGTTATAAACCACATGGATACCATACACCTTCAGTAACATTGAGTGAATTTACATTAGGATCTCAGATTTCAGTCGGATCATATGTTCTGCCGCGTTTTACTTCTATTAATGTGGACGGGTCTAATTATGTTTTTACAGAAGATGTATATTTTGAGAAATCTACAGCCAATTCTGAAAATATAGATTCAGTAATAAACAATAATATTTTATATCAAGGCGATGTAAAAGAATATCCTATTTCTGTTGCATTGGGCGAAGCATTCGAATTAAAAACAATCACCATTCAGGATTTAGTTAATAACACAACAATCATTGATAATAATAATATATTTGTTTTCATTAAAGATGTATACACAGAGAAATGGTCTGAATGGAAAGAAGTAGAAACATTATATGGGCAAGATTCTTCAGCTAGGGTTTTTGAAAAACGATTTAATGAAAATTTGAATTATGAATTAAAATTCGGCAATAATGTAAATGGTAAGCAATTAAATTTAGGTGATTTGATTGCAATATATTACTTGCAAAGTAAAGGATCATCTGGTCGCATAGGTTCAAATCTTATGACAGGTCGTTCTATGGGTCTTTATAATACAAATCGATGGAATGAGATTTATCAAGATATAAAAATATCAAATACCGAAGAAATAACATCAGATAATATAAGCTATATTTCTTTAAACAATCAAAATGCATCTACTGATTTTAAATCATTTGAAACAGTTGCGGAAATTAAGAAAAATGCACCGCTAATGTTCATGTCTCAAAATAGATGTGTAACAGTGGGTGATTTTGAATCTAAAATTTTATCTAAATTTTCAAATATAATTGAAGATACAAAAGTAGTCAATAATCAAAGTTATACAAAAACATTTTTAAAATATTTTTATGACATTGGTCTAGAGAGACCAAACCAAGAAGAAAGAGTTCTGATGAACCAAGTGCTATTTTCGGATAGCTGCGATTTTAATAATGTGTATTGTTTTGTTGTCCCCAAATATGGTGCTATCTTAAATGAAGAAATGCCACTTACTTTGCCCATCTCACAAAAACAAGCAATTGTTGAATCATTTGCCGATACAAAATTAATAAATCAAAACGTAGTAGTATGCGATCCGATATATAATGCTTTTGATATCGGCCTGCCATTTCCAGAAGAAACTAATTCAGAATTAGTAAGAAGTGAGACTTATTTAAGAATATATCGAGAAACAGGATATAATACATCGAGAGAATTAATAAAAAGTAGTGTATTCAATATTATTGAACAATTCTTCAATACATCAAATAATAAATTGGGATCTATTTTAAATTTTGCGCAATTATCACAAGATATATTGAACATCCCAGGGATTTCAAAAATAGAAACATATCGAAATAATCCAGGTAATGCATTTTCTGTTTCGCGTATTAACTTTATAACGTGGAATCCACTTTATCCTGATTCGACATTAGAATCAACGTCTCAAAATTATACTTTACAATATTTTCAATTTCCTTTCTTCTATCAAGTAAGTAATTTAATAAACAAAATTGAAGTGATTTAATGAATACTCCTGATTATAGATTTTTATATTTCGATGTTTTAGACTATACGTATAGTCATGTCACTTCGGGGTATACATTGCCAATCACTCCTTTTACATTTATACCAAAATTTGATTCGGGTGATGACAAACCCGTTTCAAATACTAGAATTTTATGGGATTTTGGTGACGGTACAACTAGTAGAGATATTACTGCTACGCATTATTATAAAATCCCGGGTACGTACAGTGTGAAGTGCTATTTCTACGGAGCCAGTGGTATTGGATACGAATCATCATTTTGTCAAAATATTTTAGTAAAAGATTTTATTAGCGACACATTAGTAATTTCTGGTGCCAACAATCCAGTTATAAGAGCATCTCACTACGAAAAGCCTTTTTTAGTATCTAGGTTCAATAGTTGGCAAACCTATAATATTCTTTCAACCGAAGGCGCTACTATAACTCTTCACGTATCTGGTAATTCAGCACCTGTTTTAGATTTAGAAAAATACGAACTTGATAAGTATGCCCATTTAAAACCAAATTGCCATTTTGCTGTAATTGATTTTAATCCGGTTTTATCAGGATATGATGTAACACCTATAGATCATTTCAAAACATTAAATAATAAACAAATTTTCGCAAAGTTGGATGCATCTAGGAATATTGTATTATGTGATTCCACAGAAAAAGGTTCAGTACTAGCAGGAACTTCAGGAAATAGATTAATTTATTATACGGATGATTATGTAAAGGCGCCTGTCGGAAGCATTATTACGCCTACGCTGATAACAGCTTCTTTTGACTTTACTAATTTCTATGACAATGATAATATCAAATATAATATCATTAGCGAATATCCCGTATTGAACAATGTTACATCAGAGACTTATGGTGTAACCATTTATCCACAAGATGAACTAGGATGCATGGTTTTCTCAACAAATGGTATAGATTCTGAAGGTAATTTTAGCAATAATACTTTTAATATAGGCAAAAATAAATTCGTAGGTCAAAAAATTCCTTTTGTCGCACGGCTAAAAGACAATTATAACTATAGTAGTAAATCATGGCCTAAATTTATTCTTAAAAATGAAAATGATTATTTGACAGATAATTCTATTAAGTTTTATTTGAAAGATACTTCAACTGGTTTTACAATTCCTTCTGCTATTGAGGTATATGAAGATTATGACGAATTTAACTCATACGAAAAATTAGGATTCTTTAAAGGATATATAGTACCTAAAATACCATTTGATAATGTTACCGTTTGCTGCGACTACAAATTGTTGGGCGAAACATTCCAACCTCTTCAAAGTGAACACATTATTGCTACAAATCCACAGTCCACTTATATTTATAAAATAGATCTATCACATACTATTGATAATTTAGTAAATGAATCTGGTGTTGTAAAGACATTGATAGATACAACTAATTTATCTGGTATGTATGCATCATTAATAGTGCCTCGGTATGATGCAGGAATAGTTTCATATGACTACTGGGCTGTAGATTCAGATCAGGATTTGGTAGCAAAAATTGATTTTGATGCAAATACTGTATCAACAACAAGCCTTATATCTGGTTCATCGCCAAGTTTTATCGCTGCAGATAGCGAAGGCAATGTATGGGTCACTCTTTATGATGCAGTTAGCGTTTGTAAATTGAGTAGTAATGGTGACATATTATTCTATGCAGTTCCAGATCTTATAAACGAAGATTATAGCAGCAACACATTTTATATGTCTCAGAGCGGCGCTGCGGGTTCTAATTCTATAATGCCCGCATTGCTCGATATAGATATAAATGATAATGCATGGGTAGCTTATAATTATCCGTTATCTTCTTTTGTATGCAAGTATGATAAACTTGGTAATTTAATAAACCGAATTAATATAAATTATCCATTCATTGCATATGATATTCTTTGTACGGTAGATAATTTTACATGGGTATTGATAAAACACATCAATAATAATCAATTTGATAAATTATTAAAAATAAATCAGAATACATTATCCCAAACATTTTTTAATTTTGATTATAAATTATGGTCGTTTACATGTGATCTTGATAAGAATTTGTGGTTTATTGCAAATCAAAATGATATTGTAAAATTCGATACGCTTTTAGAAGATATTACGCTTTATGCTACTATAACATCACAAAATCAATCTCTAGAGTGTAATTTTAACGGCATAGTTTCTACTACCCAAAGAGATTTATTGGTATTTGATAATGCGGACCAACAAATAAAAATAATAAAGACATATGATCCAACAGGTAATCCTACCACTAATTTAAAAATTATTCCTTTAAATGATATCAATACTGTAGGATTTTATCATAATATTATAAATTCTCGTGGAGATGTAACAGGATTAAGATACGCACTAAAATATTTGAGTAACCAGAGAACATATGAACGACAAGGGTGTTGCAGCAATACTTTTAACATTTCGCCAGTATCAGGAAAATATAGTCTTGCGAAATTAAATGAGAATTTTGATATGCATGCGCAAATTAAAAATTTTGCTTTTCAAGAATCATTGAGAGATAGCACAGTTTTATTTGATGACTTTTTTAAAACAATTTTAGGTACAATAGATGATGAACCCACCCTTTTAGGAAAAAAGATATATGAAAAAATTGCAAACTTCGTAGACAATAATACATTCATTGATACATGCAATATAGAAAAATTAAACACACTGCATAATTTAGTAAATGAAAATTTATATATTTTTAATACATATAATTTCCCTTCAAATGTCACGCGGTTATTAGATCTCTTTTCGATTAAATTGTCTAAATTAAAAGGTGATCGCAACAAATTCAATGAAAATTTTAATGGAAGAGGTTATAGTAATGATAGTGATATTTCTTATGGCAAAAATCTCGGTGCCGAATTGAATTTTTTCAACACTGTATTGACCGCTGGTACAGATAATTTTATTGTTGCATATGAAAGATTTTCACAATATTATACTATTTGTAACACAAATGTATTAACAGCACAATATATTGATCCAGTTGCTAAAACATATGCATTATCTTCATATTCGCCAGCATGGGCCTGGCCTTTAGTATTGCCATCGACATATACACCAGAAGATATAACAAAATATTATACTTTTTATCAGTATGTATCAACTTATGCTGGCCAACAAATAGAAGGCATAATAAATTGGAATGACAAATATACAACAGTATCAGAATCTATATCATCATATAATGATTGGTGGAACATTGCAGAAAACATGCTTACAAGAGAATTAATGTTGGGGTTAGAATTATTGTCATCAAATTCTTAAAATGCTCTAAATATTTTTGTGTCTACGGGTTTATACGATCAATTACCGCTGCCTAAAAATTCTATTACAACAAATAGGGTAAATGATGCGTTATCCAAAGACTTTAGAGAAGTATTTTCGTTCTATGATTTTTTGCAAAATCTAGAATCCAAATTAACACCTCAACAATACAATGCTGCTTACAAAAATTATTTAAATGTATGGTCAGAAGTTAAAAAAAGTAGTGCTTCTGAAAGAATACAATTAGTAAGAGATAGGTATATTGAATTATTGAAAGATATTAGTTTGAATTATCTTTCATTTGAGGAAAAGAGATTTTTAAAATTAGCAGATTTTAATGATCCGCAAGACCTAGATATTATATTGCCTCTTTATTCAAAAAAGATAATAGACATTTGCAAATATCATACTGAAAAAAGAGAAAAAACAAAACAAGCTGCAAATAAAAATCAAGAAAGGGGAACAAAAAATTCTGTTGAGCATGCTATCCATGATTCACTAACTGATTATGTTTTTGTGGGAGATGATGATAATTTAAATTATAATTTTCCTAAGTTAGAAATTAATGAAATAATTAATAATTTAGATATAGAGATAGAAGAATTATTTGATTTGTATACAACTTACTTAGATAATGACCCGTCTTTAACTTATGAAAGTTATAATACAAAAAGTGAATTGAGAAAAATATTATTCAAAGCTAATAGTAATGATATTGATGGAAATTTATTTTTAGATTTTGATGCCGCTACAAGAAAATATATATTTGAAATATTGTCAATTTTTCTAAAAGAAACAGGAAGAGTATTCACTATTAATTACGACATAACAAAAGTTGATTTAAATTGTAGAACCGGGGACAAACTTTATGATTTAATAAACAAATATAAAGGATATGCAGAAAATATCCTAGAATTAAAAAGTGAATTAATTAAAAAATTTATTGGTTCGGATTTTTATTATATAAAAACAGGTGATAATATCACAGATATAACAACCGGCAAATTATTTGAAGCCTATAACCCATCGGGAAATTTGTTAAATAGGCACTTTCCGAGTACAGCTACTATTGAAGAGGACTCTGAATTAATAACTTTGAGAAAGTTAGGGTTGTTTTTCAAACCTGAAAAAACCGGATTATTGTATTTTTCTGTTCCTAAGAATCATTTTGAAATAGATTATTCTAAATTAGAGCCAAATAAACTTTACATATATCCAGATCCCAATAGATACGGGAACACGGCTGGATTGACTAATAATTATTTCAATGAATATCCTTTAATTCATTCACAGGATTATTCACCTGTTATTAAGAATATATCTAACGGATTTGCAGCCGGTGATATTTTTACAAATCCATCAGAACAAAATTTCTTCGGATATATAGCTAAAAATCAATTAGCAAATTCTAAAATATTAAATGAGAGAGGATTGACAAAAAATTTCTCTTCATTAACAAATAAAGGAACAATTGCTAGATGGAATAGTGATGTATATGGAAATGAATTTGTATTACTACAACCGACTAATTTCAAAACATATGTAGATGTTAGATCTAATTTGTATGAAGCCTTGACATCATATAGAATATATGATGGTGGTGTAATGCTATTTGATGATAATACGCAACTACCTGCACTTTGTTCAACAGATAGTAATTCATGGCCGGGATATATTTTGAATTCAAATTATTATTATAATATTGCCTTAGATGCGGGTATCGGTGGTATAGGTTCAGGGATAATGTTCCGGCCGCAATTCACACTTAACGGTTCATTTAATTATAATTATATTTTATCGTCTATTAAATTTGCTGATTTAGATGGCGGTAATTTTATTCAGAATGAAATATATGAAGAATTTAACAGCATAAAAAATGTTTATTTGAAAGAAGTGATGCCAGATAGAATCACACAAACAAATACGGTAAATCCAATAACAGGAAAAGAAATTTATATAAAAAATATAAAAGATAATTCAATTGCAAATTTTAATACATCATTTTACAATATATTAAAAAAATATAATTATCACACACAATTATCTTCTGAACTAATATATTCTATTGAAGATTTTAATATATTTGCCGATTTAATTTACATCAAAACTAAAAATTATGCAATCTTTGAAAAATATAAATTTGATGGCAATTTCAATACTACAAACACGCCTTCAAATATTTTAAGCGGTAATTTATCTGAACCATTTTTCATGGAAGATAAGAATTATTCAATGTTATGTACAGTAGAAATTTCGGGATCTCACATTACTCAAAGTAATATTATACCAACATTATATAAAGTAAATTATAATAATGCCCAAGTTGAAAAAATTAATTACAGTTTAAATGAGGGATTATCTTCTGATATTTTTACAAATAGTTTACCAGTTATTTTTACGAGAATATCAAATCCAATTTTAACATATAATAGCAGAAATAAAATTTGGGCAATATCATCTACTTTATTTGACAACAATAATATACCATATATATACCAAATATTTTTTAGATTTAATAGTATTGATGCCACTATTTTAAATGTGAACTTAATTTGTTTAATGGCTCAAAACACATATAAAACAATAGACATATATAATGATGAATATATTTCTTTATTCAATTTCAATCCAATCAATTCACTCAGTGTAATTGATAAAAATACAACTGAAAATTCACTAGAATTCTATGAATTATAATTCTTATTATATAACAGCAAATTTAAATGGACTTAGTGGTACAGAAGTACAGAATGTAAAAATTTTAAATAATCCAGAATTAATTTTTAATTTCAATTTTATACCATATACCGGAATTGATTTAGTGAAGATGAAAATAACTTTTGATTCGAAAATTAGAATTTTTGAATTTAATGAAATTCCTACAAACTTCACCTTAAGAAGAGAAAAACCTTTTGAATATGAAGCTAATGATATTGTCATCATAAAACTTTTTTATAGTAATTTCAATACGTATGAATATCAATTTCCGATAATATTTTCATTGCCGTCTATTTTAGAGGGATTAGATGGGGCTTCTGTACAAAGTGCACAATTTTTAGATACTATTGAAAATGATGATTTATTTTTTGTGATGAAAAATAATAAAGACCAGTATTTTAATTTTCGATCTGGATCCAATGTAATCACATACAGAAAATTATTATCAGAACAAGATCCAGCTACTATTGCACCTACGCCTATTATTACCGCACTATTATCTACTGCTACTGGATATCCACCAGCAGATCTCTTAACTGAATTCAACGAATTCATTGAAGTGAACACATAACCTAAATAAGATCATGAGTTTGTCATCAGTAGAAATAAAAAATTTGCCTTTAACAGATGAAATTGCAGATTCTGATTTGATTATTGTTGAAAAACAAAATTATACTGCTGCAGCTCAGGGAGTAATAATCAAAGATTATTTTATCAATGAAATTACACAAGTCATAACAGCTAATACATATACCGCAGATGAAGTTACCCTAACACTATCTGCAAATGAATTTAAGGTAAAAGATGGTGGTATCGGGATCAATCAATTAGATACTGGTGTGCTGAGTTTTATTGGTGCTGCAGCTGCTACCTTATCAGGCAATTTAATTACTTATTCAGATCCAATTACAGCGGGCGGGCAGTTTGTTGAAATTAGTGTTAATATAGGTGGTTCATCTAAAAATTATGCTCTGCGTCTATATGAACTGCCTTGATCATAAGTAATTTTTTCTCGCGCGATTAAATACTTGTGTGCGCATTTTTCATCAAAATGAAATATTAGAACCTTTACACACCAAATATATAGGTGATGAAAATTTAACGTTCAAATCTAAGAAAATTGTCACACATGACGGATTTTATTTTCGTGATGAAGAATATTTAAAAAAAATAAAAGATCAGAGTATTAATAATTATTCTAATTTTGTATTGACCGATAGTATAAAAAATGATGATATTTTTGAATTGGCTAGTATAAAGTATAATTCACCATTAACATTTTGTTCTACTATAAGATTTAGTAATGCAAAATATTTAAAAATTAATCTTTCGTCTCTGTTACCTGAATTTTCAGATAAAACCGATAGATATACATCTTTTGAAGTTAATTTATTGACTGAAAAATTATGTCAAATTTATTTTGTAGACGGCATTGACAAATATTATTTAAATTTTGAATCAGATCATTTTTATTTTTCTAAGCGATATAGATTCGGCAACAATGTTTTTAATTATATAAAAAATAAAAATGTTTTTTACATTTTAAAGAAATTATTGACTGGTATAAAAACAGTATCGCTAATAAATGATCAATTATCGTGTACTGACAATATATATTCATCTAGCCCATGGACAATGAATTTTTATTTGCAAGGTTTTGAATTTAATGGAAACACTTCATGGGCTTCATACGAAAAAATAAACAAAAATAATTTATCGATAAGACAAGAAAGATCTATAAAGGATCTTTCTAATAATATATTGATATACAATAATTATACATATGTATCGGGGTCAGACATCGAATCTAATTTTTTGACATTGAAAAATCAGCACACCAATAGAAATTATAGCTATCGTGCAGATAATTTAATCAATTCAAATTCTAATATACCCAATGTTAATATACGAAGTTATAATTCATTAGATACGGGATTAAACCAAGAAAGGGGATTTGATTCAATAGTATTGACATATGATACATATAATGGCGATTACGAATTCAAAGCTGACAAATACACCCACTTCAAAATACCAGATACTTCATATCCTTTTGAACAGCTTAATATAAATGATTCGCAATTATTTAAAAATGGTGCTATAGCAGGAAACACGCCCTACCATGCAGATAAAGTCTTTTTCAAAGATATCAAAACTGGTGTATCCAATGCAAGATATTTGTGTACATGGTTATCGGGTGATGATCAGAGAGCTGTTTGGGTGGATAGATACTATTACCCAGAAAAAACACCATTCTCATCAACACTATCGACTGCACCCGGATTAACATTTTTAGAAAAAATAGAAGAATATTTAAATACAACACTAGCAGCTTCTGCTTATTATGAAAATTTTTACTGGCAAACTAGTATTACTGATGAGCTAAATTCCACGCCGCAAAAAATTAAAGACGCAATATGGGGAGAAGTATTTTTTGACAAAATAAGTGATGTTGTTTTAATGCCCCAACAGGAATATGTCTATCATAGATTGGGCGAAAAATATGCAGATCAAATAATAAGTGCTTTATCAGCATCATTAATTTCGGACGGGCTTTTACCGCATAGGCGATATGATGGATTTGAATTTATATATGATGAAGCATCCGGGGATATTACGTATAATTTTACAGGGAACGAATATTCTATAATTGATGATTACCGTAAAATCAACTCCACAAATGAATTGACATTGGCATATTCAATGAATTCATATGATTGGCAAGCCGGTTTCGGGCATGAAATAATGGGGTCATTTAATGATAGGGGTTTTGGTGTTTTTTCAGATGAAAAAATAACTCCCTTTATTATGGTTCAGGAAGGCAGAGTTGTTAATATATATAATACATTTTTCGAAAAAATAGATGCTGTTTATTTGTCGCAGGATGAATTAGACGTCCAAGTCTTATCTTCAGAAAAAAATGAAGAAAATATTGCTGTCACAAAAACATATAGTGTAACAGCATTTGCTGTAAAAGATGTAATAAGAACTGATCATTTGAATTTCTTTTCACCTACAATTAAAAATTACACATACACAGAAGTCACGAGAAATGATGCTGTAATAAGAAGAAGTGAATGTGGTATACTTTATACAGATGAAAAAACAACATCAAGAATTTTATCTCCAAATAGAGTTTTCATTGATGATTTCACAGAGGTTCAAAAAATTCAAATTGAACAATGCAAATTTAAATCTAGACGCAAAGTAAAATAATATATGATATTGCCTTATACCTCAAAATTTTATGCCAATGGAGTCATTTTTGATTCTCTGGGCGCATTAGATAAAACCTATATATCATATTATATAGAAGGTGATATTTTATATTATCTTTTTGATAACAATGAATGTTTTGGTGTTGATCTAAAAACAGAAGAAATTTCTTCATTCAGTATTAACACTCCCTTATCTGTAATCGAAGATGATACAACAGTGAATGTAGTATGCAAATCAATAATATCAAAAAATGGAGTAATATATGGTTTTGATGGATATCATGCTAAACTTTTTAGAGATGAATATGTACTTTATAAAAAAAGTAAAACTGAGTTATGGAGAGAAAGGCTAGACCATAATAGCAAGGATTTAGTTTTAGTTGCAAACTCTGAAATCAGAGATTTTATAATTGACGACGAAGATAATTTTTATATTATTCATGCCAAATCCAAGATCACAAAATTCAATAAATATCGCGAAAAAATATTCACTATAAATTCATCCGTAAGCAGTTATGAATTTATTAAGTTGGATTTAATTAGAGAGTATACTGAATCCGGTTTAAGTGTGTATCCTGTTTTGTTGGGTAATGATGAAAATGGCCAACATTTCCTAGCTAAAATAAATCAAGAAAATCTCGCAATAGAAAATATTACATTAATTGATACCTATGGTGTTTATGAAAGTGAAGAAGCACCTAGACGCATTAATTATAATCTAACAAATTATGATTATTTGAAACATCGTTTTAAACAAAATAATATCATTAATTTCAAGACAAGATTAAAAAATATTTACAATAACAAAAATATTTTAGACTTAGAAATACCAATTGACATTAGTAAGTTTAAAAATGGTGAACATCATTTCGTATTTCGGTTGAATACTATAAAAGGAAAGATTGATTTGTTTGTCGACGGTACTTTATTTAAAAGTTTAAATTTTCCTAAAGCAGATTTTGCGTTCCAAGACATTACACAAGAATCATTTGCTGTGGGCGCTAGTTATTTTTACAATAATATTACACTGCCGCAACATTTGAAACAGAACAAACACTACATGACAAAAAATTGTTCCATCAAAAATTTTAAATTATATGACAAAGCAATTTCTAATGATGAAATTAAGTTTTTATTAATTAAAGCGCAAGGTGATTCAAATTTAATTGCATCCTTACCTGTGGGTCAACGCAACGAAGTAGAACAAATTGAAAGGATATTCACAGTCAACACGCCCGGAAATAAGAGCAACAAAGTAAACATTATTATTAAAAATAGTAATATCAATAATGATTTGATTAAAGAAAATGTAAAAAATGTTATCTTAGAAAAGATAGCTAAAATTTTACCAGTAGGCGTAACGATCAATGATGTAGTGTTTAAAAACACCGATATTAAATAAAGATAATGGATCTTTATCAGATAAAATATGGTTATACAGAAGGTGATGATTTATTTCTTAATAAAAGAAATTATAAAGGATTCTATAACGTATATAATGATGGATCTGTTTATACCGGTCAATTTAGAGCTGACGATTCGCAGTTATTAGAAATAAATGATAATTATTCGGGCGATTTAATAGCCTCTACTTACTTTAACGATAGAATTATTTCAGAGGAATATAAATTACCGCATGAAAAGAATGATATTAGATTTGATACCAATGAATTAGTAAACTGTGCGACTATAAACACTAAATTAGCTTTTTTGCAGGAAAATTTAGTTTATATATACTCAAGATTATTTTTTGGGGATACCAATGTTCCTTACGAATACAAAAAAGTAGCAGGTATCGAAAAGGATTCAACAATATTTACATGGCATACAGCTAGGAATGGATCTGATACTAGACCATTTACATTTTCAAATCAACCATTTTTATCAACAAATACATTATCGGGATATGCCGAATTGGATAATTTAAAAAAATTTATTGTGCTGCCCCAAACAACAACAAATAATACATCAATATTAGCAATTTCAGATACTCATTTGGTTGGATTGACATCAAATCAAAATTTTACTAATATCGGAATTGTAATGTATGAAAATGTTATAGATAATAATTCATCAGAGATGTGTCAAAATCTAGCAGATTTGACTTTTGATGGCAAATACTTATTTGTTACAGATTCTCAAATTAATAGTGGCGGTCAGGTATTTAAATATGATGTTTTATCCTACTTTACGGGTGATTTAGCTTATGAATATAAGCGATTTTTAATAAAACCTATAGGTGGATTGGGTGCTTCGAAAAATAAAAACAAATTTAATGGATGTGGCATTATAGGATCAAAACCCGGATTAATTTTTATCAACGATTCGCGCAATAAAGTTATAAAAATTTATAATTCTGATTTTGTTTACAAGAAAACACTCAAATATAAAAGCACATATATTGTTAAAGATATCAAGTGGAGAAAAATAAATGATTCGATGTATGTTTTATTTGATATTGGAGATCAAAAATTTTTACTAAGAGAATACAAAAATGATTTTTCATTTATAGATTATGAATTCGAAGATTCATTGTATAGAGAAACAGATTTTGAATTTAAGAGAATGTGTTTTTCGCAAACTGATTCAAATGTATTTTACTTAGTAACCAATACAAACATATATAAAAAATTCTTTTCCAATCCGCGCAAAACGTTTGCAACCTTCATAAGATCAAAATATGGACAGGATCCTGCATATGCTTGGAAATTTCAAACAGTAAAATGGGGTCAGCAAAAATCTAAATGGTCGTTCGGATCCATTCAAAAGAAATTTGATCTGTCAGATATTGACATATTAAATTTAAATGATGGTCGTGACACTCTATTTGTTTTGGGCAAAAGTCAAATCTTTCAATTTAAAGAAAAGACATTATACAATACTATATTAAAAAATACCAAAATACCTTATTTCCGCACCAAGGATGTTTTATTGACAATACCCGAAAATGTACAGGCATTGGTCTTTAATAAAGAATTCTTCAAAATATATTCAAATATAATACAACTCAAGAATAATCTGAAAGGTAGATTTTATTTTAAATATGATAAGTATGGTGATTTAAAATACAATTATTATATTTCATTATTAGATGAAGAAATAGAAAAGTTAAATGTATTGATCAATTTTGATACTAGGATAAATGACAATGAATTGGTAATGCCTCAGGTATTGAATAGAATTTTTGAAAAAATTATTGATTTAGAAACAGAACTTTTTAATTTGACAGAACCATATATACCTGATTTTAGGAATATTCCTACGATAGACAATGTTGTATATATCGACTAAATAGTAACATGCCGACGAATTTAACGGATCAAAATATTGATGAAACTTTTGCAGGACTATTACATGCACAAGGTACTCAATTGCCTGTGGGTACACAAGTAGATTTGTATGATGGAGTAGGTAATAAATCCGCATTAAAAGTCGGCAGAGCAAACAGCGGTATAACTGTTTCGGGTGATTCAGCTGTTTCCGGCGATCTATCAGCTTCTGGTAGAACTATTACTGGTCATATGGAAGCAACCGGCGGAAGCACAGCACCTAATATTGCAAAAGCTTTTATTACTTTTAATGGCCTTGATGGTGCTAAAATTAATGGTTATGGAATTGATAGTGTAACTAGAGAAGCAGCAGGTCGTTATATTATCAATATTGACGCAGTTACAACAAGTATATTAGATTCTCTGACTGCAGACGATTACCACATTCAGGTTAGTACTACCATAGAAGATGCAGATTTTACTAGCCTAAAAATGTTTAGCTCAGTTGCAAATAGCAATTCAACAAATGAAGAAGTTTATGTAAGATGCATGCGCCTAGAAACAGGTGCACCACCTACAATAAATTATTTTGATCCCCGACATGTTCACGTAGCAATTTATAAATCTTAAATATATGATCGATCGTAGAATAGCAAAAATTAAATTAAGGAGAGGAACTGAATCAGAAAGATCATCTGTAGTTTTTGATCAAGGCGAATTAGCTTATACCACCGATTCTAAAAGAGTTTATATCGGGGATGGTACCACCACAGGCGGTATACGAGTCAATAATAAAATTACAATAGACAACACACTTTTTCCTAGTTCCCCTCAGGCTACTGATATTTTCTTTCGTATAGATGAAGATCGTGCATATATATATGATGGTACTACATGGCAACATATAGGCGGCGACGCCGACAATATTACGATTGAATATGATTCGGGATTTAAATTAAAAGACGGCGGAATACAAAGAGAACATATAGGTTCTGAAGTGTATAGAATAGATGGCGGATTAAGTTCTTTATCTGCCGAAGGTATTTTTATAAATTATGAACCCACAGACTTCCAAGTTGTTGGTGGAGTATTTAAAATAATACCCAATTCAACAGTCACTACATTTTCTGCCGGTGCTATAATAAAATCAATTTCTGGCTTATCTGCTAATACAGATAATGATACTATTCATATAGTTGATAATAAAATTACTCTTCAGAATGTATATAATAATCAAATAATTGGTGGTATTACTCCAGATAAGATATCTAATTCTTTTGTTAATTCAAATTCAGGATTGTCCGCGGATCCAACTACCGGCATTTATATTAAAACAAATACAAATCATTTGAATTTTAATGTCGATGGTGATCTGCAATTAAATTTAACACCTCTTTCTTCACAAAAAAGTAATAATGGTTACCAAGTATTACATAATGATTTCGTGATGCAATGGGGTCAAACAGCCGGATTATCTGCCAATCAATTTTTAACTATTAAATTCCCATTGACATCATGGGCTGTTTGTTATAATGTTCAAGCTACTATAGGTTATAATGCATTAATAAACAATAATTTTGTACCCGTCACTAAGAATATAACATTCTCATCTTTTGATATTGTATTAGATTATTCAGCTACAACTCCTTCTACTACAGAAACAGCTACTGTATATTGGACAGCAGTCGGATATCTCTAGGATATTCCTTGATATTTTGTTACAGTATCATAAACTGAATCATGCATAATGATATTGTATTAGACCATTCTACACATACATATACTAATATTCGCAATGGTGAAAAGTATATGTCTGTTACGACTTTAATTGGTAAGTATAAAAAACCTTTCGATAAAGATTATTGGAGTGCAAAAATTGCCCATCGCGATGGAAAAGATCAAGCACAGGTTTTAAAAGAATGGGAAACAATTACCAAAACGGCACAAAATAGAGGTACTAATATTCACTCTATCATGGAAGAATATTTAAAAAATCAATATATTACGGAAGGATATGAAGAACTAATTAAAAGCTTTGATAAGAAATGTACTGGAGTCATCAAATCTTCTTCAAATATCCTTTGTGAGCACGCTGTATATTCACATGATTATAAACTTGCTGGAACCGCAGATGTTATTGTGGAAAATAATGATTTATTTTACATCTTAGATTTCAAAACAAATAAAAAATTTAATTTCAATTCGAAATATAATGATTATTTTTATGCACCTTTAGATTATCTGCAACAATGTGAATTCACAACATATACCATTCAGCTTTCTATCTATGCTTATTTGCATGAACAACTAACCGGTAAGAAATGTGCAGGATTAAAGATTTTTTATCTACGTGAATTTGATAAAACATTTTGGCAAGATATCCCAGCAGTATATATGAAAAGTACAGTTGTTGACTTATTGCAAGATAAGGTTAAAAAAGATTTATTATGAAACCCAATAAATTAGTAAAAACATAAAAAACAATGGCAGAGAATCCTAATAAAAAATATAGTAACGATGATCTCAATGAATTCTGGAATTTTGTTGAGACTATCCAATTCAACCAAAGTAAAGACGCAAAGACAATTAAGAAAGATTTGTTGAAGCGCCTAGTACCACATCAATCAGAATTGTATAAAAATATTTGTGATGATTATGCATACTTTTTGAATGGTAAACTTCAGGCTAAAAATACAAAATATCTATTTTATTGTTATGCAGCAATTGCCGCTGGTAGAGAATTTTATAATCTATGTTATGAAAAAACAGAAACTCTCGAATCATTAACTGATCAGGTAGATCTTATGAATCATCTTGGTAATTGTTTTCCTATTGGTGATGATTATTTCTTCCCCGATATGGATAATTTCATCGTAGAAGAATCTAAAGACTTCGAATATGCTGAATATGGTGAATATGATGATAACCCATATGAAGATGATTAACTATTAATATGCAATTCATAAAGATTCGGTGTGATAAGAAAGATAAAAAAATCATTGAAAATTGCAATATAAATCTTTCTTACATTGAATCTTTATTATCTTGTGTTTTAAATTCTGTAAGACCTAAGAGAACATCAAATTATCACATTCTTCGATTAAGAATAATTAATGAAGAATGCTCACAATATACATTTAATAATGCTATATGCATAAGAAAAGATATTTTTTCATTACCTGAACATCAAGTAATGAAATTATTCATTGAAGATCTTTTGCATGAATTTTGTCATTATATTCAATATGTTGTAGATGATGTGCCTTTTAAAGAGTTTGCATCAGATATAAAAAATATTACTAAAAAATATTATTGGAATAATAAAACAGAAGTTCAGGCAAGAAATTTTGAGAAGATGATGCCTTCTATTATAGGTCTTTATAATGGAATGAAAAAAAACATGAGATATTATAAATCATTAAAAAATGAAACGCAAAAAGAAAGAAAAGCCTCAAAGAGTAACAAAAGAAGAACGAATACAAAAACTAAAAGACGAAATTAAAAAATTCAATTTTGGTTATACTATTCAAGAATTTGATCTCGTAAAAAATAAACAAGCTTGTGAAGAAGTTACAGCGGGTGCGTGTTGGAGACCCGATATATTTTTAGATAACGATAATACATGCAATTTATGCCCAATCAAAGAACATTGTGCTTGTAAATTGAAGAATATCGTTACCAAAAAGTCTAAAAAATGAATTTCCATAAGTACGTAGAAATCACCCGTTCATTGATGCCGGATATTATTGATCACAGAACCTTCCATACCACTTTTATTGTAAGAAAAGGAAAGATTCAAAAGATCGGCATTAATGCTAATAAAACCCATCCAGCAAATCTTCGCTTTAATTATAAAGGAAGAGATGGATTAGATATTAGAAAGTTTGTAGGAACCCATTCAGAGCTTTCTGCTATCTTAAAATATGGTAAGGATGATTGTTCTGATTGTACTTTTGTTAATGTAAGAATTGATAAGAACGGAAAAGTAGCTATGGCAAAACCATGCATGGGATGTCAGTCTATATTCAATCAGGTTGGATTTAAAAAAGTCCTCTTCTCTAATGAAAAAGGACTTTTTGAAGAATGGAGAGACTAATTAAAAAGTGAAAAACGCTGTATTCGGCACGTACCTCATAGCCACAAAGTCTAAATTGGCTGTTACTGCCGTTCCAGTAGCTGAGTCTCTAATCAAACATATATTATGAAATAGCCCTGCAGTCGGTATATTTGTTGTTACAGTACCTACTACTGTGCCGTTATATTTTACAGTGATTGAAGTCCCAGCAGAATTAATAGAAAACTGACATAAATGAAAGGGTCCTTGCGTAATATTTGGGTCTAGAGTTAAAACTGATTCAGATCCGCCAGATCTAGATACAAACTGCAATGCACTTCCATTTACTAATCTAAAATAAATGCCGGTGCTATCTGTATTGAAAGATGTCATTAGCCCCGCACGGAAAGCTCCTGTTAGTGTACCATCAAACCAAACACTACTAGATTGGTTAAACCTTATTGCATAATCTAAAGTACCATTTCCAATCACATTGAATTGATTTGCTCCTGATTGAATGCGTACATTACTACCAGCAGTTGCAGTAGTTCCTGTAGTGAGTTGCACTTGACCAAATACTCCAGAGGTTGCAACGGTTAGTAAGCCACCTGTAGTAGTTCCTACTACTAAATTGCCACCTAAGCTTGCATTATTTAAAAATTGTTCATTAAATGAATATTCAGATCCAAATGTCCGCGAAGCTGTTGCATCCCAATTAGCACTTTTAGTATTTACTGTTGTGTAAGTACTATCCCACTTGGTACCATCGTCTGTGTTGATCCAAAGCGTATTTGCGCTATTTCTGCGCAGCATTTGACCGGATAACGGTGTAGTAATAGCTACGTCATGAATCTCATATAATTCATAACCGTTTTGAACCTTTACATAGGCTATTCCATTTCCTGAATTTGCTCTTTCTACAACACCTAGATATACACCATGATTTGGTGCTATTGGTTTAGTTCTAGTATAGGTACCCGGTACGGTCCCTAACCATAGTGCATCGCCATCAACATATGGTGTTCCAAAATTTAAGTTTTCCATTCTACCTACAATAGTGACTGTACCAGTACTTCCCGGTGCTATAGTGCCGTTAACAAATCCTAATGTTTTCGATGAGGTAGATTCTCCGCTGTTAGAAGCTAATTTAACTGACATGGTGCTACCTGTAGCGCCAAATGAATATACAACATCACCTCTCGCCATGGTAACACTATCCGCATTAAAAACAGTAGCTTCTACTACTTGCGGATTAGATGACCACGTACCTGAGTTATTGCTCACTGTTGTATATGTCGAATCCCACATCGTACTATTATTTTGAACTGTAGTAAAGGTGTTCTGCCAATTACCGGATATGCCGGATACATCAGAGCCAACTAATGCCCAAGATGCGCTATTATTTTTTACTGTAGTAAATGTAATGTCATAGTTTGCCGTTAATGCCTTTAAGTCTGTGCCCTGATAAGACCAATTAGCACTATTCGAAGATACAGTAGCATAGGTGTTTTCCCAATTGCCTGTTAATGATTTTATGTCAGTTCCTTGATAATCCCATGTTGCACTATTGTTTTTAACGGTAGTATATGTTGATTCCCAATTGCTAGATAAGCCTGTTACATCTAATGATGATAATGATATTGAATTGCCGCTGGTAATACTTAGTTCTTTTGATACATCATTAAATGATAATGTCTGGGAATCAGATTCAGTAGTTAAAAATGTTCCACTTTGGTCTCTGAATGTTGTATAAGTGCTTTCCCAATTGCCAGATAATTGGCTTAGTTCATTCGAAAATGCACTTAACGATACCGAATTTCCACCCACTAACCCCAATTCTTTTGTAGAATCATCAAAACTTAATGATTGACTTTCTGATGTTAAGAAATTACCACTTTGGTCTCTGAATGTCGTATAAGTGGTTTCCCAATTAGAACTATTGCTGGAGACTGTGGTGAATGTATTTTGCCAATTTGCAGAAAGTGTGCGATAATCAGCTAAGTTTGTTGCGCCAATGGCTACCAATCTATATAAGGTACCTGTTACGGGAGATGCGAATTCAACAGTGATTTGTGTATCTGTTACATAAACAGCTGCTAGGGCAATATTGCCGGTTGCAATCTCTATAACAGAAACTACCAAATCTTTTGTACCCAAACCATGGAAATATGTATATACATTATCTATCCCATTTCCTATAATGTCAGCAGTAAATTTTAAGGCTATATCTGGTACTGATGAAGCACCCCAAGCACATACTGTATTAAATGCTGTTGTCCAGTCTGCGCTTAAATTTGAGGTTACATTGTATGTATTTTCCCAATTGGATGTCAAAGCTTTTATGTCTGATCCATCATATACAACATTCCAAGCAGCACTATAAGCACATACGGTGGTATAAGTACTATCCCAATTGGCAGATGTAGCTTTAATTAAGTTAACATCCGGAGAAGATATGCTTGTGCGGACTTCAAGGGTTTCCGAATAAAGCCCAGAAACAGCGGATACACTGTTATAGACTAAAATATCATCTACAAATTCAATATGGGACATGATTTATATATTTATTCTAGAACAGTTTGTTCTTTGGGTATCCAACAACATGAAAATTCATCTAATACAAAATTGTCATCTGGCTTGGGCGATATAAAAGCATCTCTTACGGGATCGTATATATAGCCTATACCCGCATAATTTTTTCTTAATGCTTTAGATTGATTTTCTGACGGCTCTCCTGTGTTCGGATCATAATGAATACCACCGCGTGTATTATAAGAAGTTTGTATCCATGTAGCGGGGTCTCCTAATAACCCCGTATTAATGATATCTTGCTCTGCAACAATGACCTGTAACACAATATTTTCTTTATTTATTTTAGCAAAATGTGCCATATTATAAAATAGTTAATGTACCAGTAGATGTGAATGTGAAGTAAACATAATCACCAAAAACAACACGACTCACTGTACCGGTTGTTGATATGTATTTATTTGCAGCTATTGGGAATCTTAAAACGCATAAACCACTAGCACCAATACCAGGTTTTTGGTCATACGTACCAGTCCATGTCAAATTCGCGGCACCATTACCACCTGCTCCGCTATTAATTCTTGCGTAGATTGATGCATGCCCCCTACTTCTTGTGAAAGGATTACCGCCTGCTTGCTGATCACCAACTCCCCATTTATTATTATTCATGTATGTGTGCCACCCTCCTGTAGCACCACCGACGGGTACAAGTCCG